AACTGATGGCTCAGGTAACTTATCTTTCATATCAGCAACCGCAGCTTCAGGTGCAGGTTTATCAAATGTTTCTGATGACAGCTCTCCAAGTTTAGGTGGTGATTTAGATACTAACAACAGCGATATAGTTACAGCTTCAAATAGAAACTTAAATTTATTACCTAACGGAACAGGTGTAGTTATCATGGATGGTGATGGTTCATCTGGTGGGGTATCTGTATCTGACGGATTGATTGATATTAGAACAGGAACAGGTAATGTTGCTAAAGTAAAATTTTATTGTGAGTCATCAAATGCACATGCTCAAACATTACAAGCAGCACCACACTCCGCAGGTAGTTCAGCTGTATTAGTATTACCTACTGCTTCAGGTAATCTTGTAGGAACAGGTGATACTGGAACAGTTACTAATGCTATGTTAGCAGGTTCGATTGCGGCTTCAAAATTAGCAGGTAGTATTGGTGACAGTAAATTATCTACAATCACAACAGCAGGTAAAGTAGACATAGGTGCATTAGAAATAGATGGTGCAACTGACATAGGTGCTGATTTAGCTGATGCAGATTTAATTATAGTCGATGATGGTGCAGGTGGAACAGAAAGAAAAGCAGCTATGTCTAGAGTTAAAACTTATATCGAAGGTGGTATAAGTGGTGATATAACAATTTCAAGTGGAACTGCTGCAATCGGTTCTGGAGTTATTGTAAACGCTGACATTAATGCAAGTGCTGCGATTGCTGACTCTAAACTTGCAACTATTTCAACGGCAGGTAAAGTAGATATAGGTGCATTAGAAATAGATGGTGCAACTGAAATGGGTGCAGCCTTGGCAGACGCAGACTTATTGATTGTAGACGATGGTGCAGGTGGAACAGAAAAATCTATGTTGGCTTCTCGTATACCAACTTATGTGTTTAGTAAAGTAAGTGGTGATGCGACTGTTGCTTCAAATGGTGCATTGACTATTGCTAGTGATGCGGTAGAACAATCAATGATCGCAGACGATGCTGTAGGTGCAGATCAATTAGCTGCTAGTGCAGTAGTGACAGCATCTATCGTAGATGACAATGTAACACAAGCAAAGATTGCTGATGACGCTGTAGGGGCAGATCAACTAGCATCAAATGCTGTAGTAAATGCAAGTGTATCATCAAGTGCAGCTATTGCATTTAGTAAAATGGAAAACTTGACAGCGTCAAGAGTTCTAGTATCTGATGGTAGTGGTGATGTATCTGCGTCAAGTGTCACTTCGACAACCCTTGGTTTTGTTGACGCAACTTCTTCTATTCAAACACAATTAGACACTAAAGCTAGTGTCGGATTTGCGATTGCCCAAGCCGTAGCCCTCGGTTAATTATAAATAGTATCTGTAAAGGTACAAGAATTATGGCTAATCCAACAAGTAGATCAACATTAAAAGAATATTGTTTAAGAAATTTAGGTAAACCTGTCATCGATATAAATGTCGATGATGACCAAATAGATGATAGAATAGACGAAGGTTTACAATATTTTGCTCAATACCACTATGATGGTGTAGAAAGAGTATACCTTAAACATCAATTCACACAAACAGAAATAGATAGAGCTCAGACTGACGAAACATTAAGTACGGTTACAGATACAGCTGATAGCACTGTTACAGCAGAATACAAAGAACAAAAAAATTACATACCTATGCCAGACTCGGTAATGAGTGTCATAAAAATATTTCCATTTACTGATAAAGCTGCTTTAAATTTATTTGATGTTAGGTATCAGTTAAGATTAAATGACCTTTATGATTTTTCATCAACAAGTGTTATACATTATGATATGACTTTAAGACATTTAGATTTGTTAGACCATATTCTTGTTGGAGAAAAACCTATTAGATTTAATCAACATAAAAATAGATTATATATTGACATGGATTATGGTGAAGATGTAAAGGCAGGTGAACATATAATAATAGAGTGTTATAGAAAATTAGATCCTTCTACATTTACAGATATTTTCAATGACATATACTTAAAAAAATATGTCACACAATTAATTAAAAGACAATGGGGTGCAAACTTAATTAAATTTGGTGGTGTGCAAATGTTAGGTGGTGTAACACTTAACGGTGAACAGATTTATCAACAAGCAATAGATGATATTCAAAGATTAGAAGAAGAAATGAAGAATGCTTATGAGTTACCACCTAATTACATGATGGGTTAATCATGGCAACTAATTTATATTTCGATAGAGGAACTACATCAGAAAAAAAATTATACGAAGACCTGATGATAGAGCAACTCAAGGCTTTTGGCCAAGAGTGTTTTTATATTCCTAGAACTCTAGTAGCAAAAGATAATATATTTGGTGAAGACTCTCTAAATAAATTTAGTGCTGCATATATGATTGAAATGTATGTAGAAGATGTGCAAGGTTTTGCAGGTGAAGGTGACTTAATTGGTAAGTTTGGTTTAGAAGTTAGAGACCAAGTAACCTTTGTTGTTTCTAGAAGAAGATTTGAAATGTTAGTTAGAGAAAGTGCTAACTTAATTGAAAGCTCTAGACCTAATGAGGGTGACCTTGTATATATGGATAGATTTAAAAAACTATTCAAAATAGATTTTGTTGAAGACGAAGATCCTTTTTATCAAATATCTGACTTACCTGTATTTAAATTAAAATGTTCAGTATTCGAATACTCACACGAAGAGTTTGATACTGGTATTACTGAAATAGACCAAGCACAAACAATAGAAGATGTAAGTACATTAAACTTCCAGATTGGTTTAGAGACCGCACTGGGTACTGGTTCTATTCTTATGGAACCTGAACTTGTAAATGTTGTAAATTTAGAAACGGGAACTTTCCAAGGTTCGGTTGTTGAGTTAGAAGGTGGTATAGGAACATTAGGAAGTGAAAATCCTGATGAGGAAATATTACTAGAAGACCAAGATGATGTTAATGATAGAGTTATTGACCAAGACGGAAATACAATTAGTACCGAAGATGATGCTAGTGAGAAGACATATATAATACAAGAGAGTTATTCTATTGAAACTGACGATGAATATGCAGATAATGCAACCTTTGAAACAGAAGCAGGGTTTGATACACCATTTAATGCTGAGGACGATATTTTAGATTTTTCTGAAAGAAATCCATTTGGTGAACCTAGACCCGATAGGAGTTAAAAATGTTTGATAATAGTTTTTATCACGAATTAGTTAGAAAAACTGTAGTATCTTTTGGTACGCTGTTTAATAACTTATATATTGCAAGAACAAACAACCAGGGTGTTGTTACTCAACGAATGAAAGTGCCACTAGCATATGGCCCTAAACAAAAATTTTTAGTAAGATTAGAACAAGACCCACAAAGACAAGGCACTAAAACAACTGCAATTACATTACCTCGTATAGGTTTTGAAATGACTGGTCTAACTTATGACCCAACAAGAAAACTAAACAGAATACAAACATTTAAAAAGACAAAAGGCTCTGATAAAAAATCTCAAAGTAAACAGTTTATGCCTGTTCCTTACAATGTTGGATTTACAATGTATGTCATGGCAAAAAATAGTGACGATGCTTTACAGATTGTAGAACAAATTTTACCTTACTTTCAACCAGAGTACACTATAACACTAAATGCAATACCTGAAATGGATATTGTTAGAGATGTGCCTATTGTTTTAAATAGTGTGAATTATTCAGACACTTATGATGGTGACTTTACTAGTAGAAGAGTATTAACTTATGATTTCACTTTCACTGCAAAGGTATACTTATATGGTCCTGTATCAAGTGCTAAAGTAATTAGAAAAGTGCAGGTTGATCAATATGCTGATACAAATACTGTTACAGCAAAAAGAGAACAACGATATACAGTTACACCAAACCCTATCGATACATTGGGTGATGATGATAATTTTGGATTTAATGAAACAAGGTCATTCTTCCAAGATGCTGATGAGTTCGATCCTAAATCAGGAACAGATAAAGATGTATAGATTATGCCAAAGTCAACTGACCAAAAACTAGACGAGCTTCTAGAAATAACTGAAACACTACCTGCTAAAAAAGAAACTAAGGTAATCATACCTAGACCTAAAGATAGTGAAGATGTATCTGCTGATTACAAATACAGTAGAGAAAATTTTTACAATTTAGTAGAGAGAGGTCAAGACGCAATAGACGGAATACTAGAATTAGCAAAAGAAAGTGAACACCCTAGAACATACGAGGTTGCAGGACAACTAATAAAAAATGTAGGAGAGGTAACAGAAAAACTTTTAGACTTACAAGATAAAATGAAGAAACTAAAAGAGGTTCCAAACAATGCACCTAAGAATGTTACTAATGCATTGTATGTTGGATCGACTGCTGAGCTACAGAAAATGTTAAAGAAAAAATGAACGAACATTACTTAGGTAATCCTAATTTAAAAAAAGCAAACACACCTATTGAATTTACAGCCGAAGATGTAAAAGAGTTTCAAAAGTGTGAAAATGATCCTGTATATTTTATAACAAAGTATATTAAGATTACTACACTTGATCATGGCTTACAACCATTCAAAATGTATAACTTTCAAAAAGATATGGTTGGAACTTTTCATAGCAATAGATATTCTATTTGTAAATTACCAAGACAGTCTGGTAAATCAACAACTATCATAGCATTTCTTTTACATTATTGTATATTCAATGCAAATGTTAATGTTGCTATACTTGCAAACAAAGCAGCTGTTGCTCGTGACCTATTAGGAAGACTACAACTTGCTTATGAAAATTTACCAAAGTGGTTACAGCAAGGTGTCATATCTTGGAACAAAGGTAGTTTAGAATTAGAGAACGGTAGTAGAATACTTGCAGCTGCAACATCTTCAAGTGCAGTTCGTGGTGGTTCATATAACATTATATTTTTAGATGAGTTTGCTTATGTGCCAAGTAATATTGCTGAACAATTTTTTAGTTCAGTTTATCCTACTATATCTTCTGGTAAAACTTCAAAAGTAATTATAGTATCTACACCTCACGGTATGAATATGTTTTATAAATTATGGAGAGATGCTGAGGATGGTAAAAATAGTTATGTTCCTATTGAGGTTCATTGGACTGAGGTACCTGGTAGAGATGAAAAATGGAAAAAAGAAACAATAGCAAATACAAGTGAACAACAATTTAGAACGGAGTTCGAATGTGAGTTCTTAGGTTCAGTTAATACACTTATTAACCCTAGTAAATTAAGAACCATGAGATATAGACAGCCATCTGTTTCTAATGCAGGTTTAGATATATATGAGCCAGTCAAAGAAGATCATAGATATTGTGTAACTGTAGATGTGGCTAGAGGTGACTTAAACGATAACTCAGCATTTGTTATTTTCGATGTTACACAAATACCTTATAGGGTTGTAGGTAAATATAAAAACAATGATATTAAACCTATGATGTTTCCAGGTATTGTAGAAAAAGTCGCAAGAAATTATAATCAAGCAGAAATACTTGTTGAGGTAAACGATATTGGTGGTCAGGTTGCTGACACTTTACATTATGAGTTAGAGTATGACAATTTGATTATGGTATCACAAAGAGGTAGAGCAGGACAAGTCGCAGGTTCAGGATTTAGTGGCAAAGGTGCTCAACTTGGAGTGCGAACAACTAAAGCAATTAAAAAATTAGGTTGTTCAAACTTAAAAACACTAGTAGAGTCCGATAAAATCATTATAGAAGATTTTGACTTAATATCTGAAATGTCAACATTCATATTAAAAGGAACATCTAAATATGAAGCAGATGATGGCTCTAATGATGATTTAATGATGTGTTGTGTCTTGTTTGCCTGGTTATCTAATCAAACATATTTTAAAGAACTAACAGATCAAGACATAAGAGCAAGATTATATGAAGAGCAAAAGAACGCTATAGAACAAGATATGGCACCCTTTGGCTTTCTAAACGATGGAGTAACTGATCAAGATGAAAATTTTGTTGATCCCTATGGACAAAAGTGGGAAACGGTCAAAATTATCAAAGGTCAGTAAATTATAAATATTTGAACGACAAACTATTAATTTTAAAAGGAGAATAAAAGATGGCTTTTCAAGTATCACCTGGTGTTCTCGTAACGGAAAAGGACCTTACTAACATAGTTCCTGCTGTATCAACTTCGATTGCAGGTGTTGTTGTAGTTAGTGAGAAAGGGCCGATGGACGAAATCACTCCGATTTCAAGTGAAACAGAATATGTAGAGAAGTTTGGTAAACCAACTTCATCTAACTTTGAGTTCTACTATAGTGCAACCAACTTTTTACAGTACGGAAACGCATTAAGGGTTGTAAGAGCAACTCCTGCCAATGCATTAAATGCAACTGATTCTGGCAGTGGAGCTTTAATTAAAAATACACAAGACTATCTTGATAATTTTTCTGGTGGAAGTAACAGTAAAGGTGAATGGGCTGCAAGAGAACCAGGAGCAAAAGGAAACAACTTAAAAGTTTCTGTATGTTCTAACTCTACTGCTTTTGGCCCACACTCAATGAGTGGTAATCTAGTTAATGACGGCTCAGCAGCTATCGGAGATACAACAATTTCTGTTGACGATGGTAGTTTAATGCAAGTTGGCGACATACTAGAGTTTGGTGATACTTCAGCCTTTACAGCTGCACCTTCAGGATTTTATTATAAGGTAACTAACATTAGCACAAACTTATTAACAATCGCAAGATATAACCCATCAACTGGAGAAACAGAAACTGGTGGATTAAGACACGCTGTTGTTGATAACGCAAAAGTGCTAAGGCATTGGGAATACTTTTTCCAATTTTCACAACCACCTGGAACTACAGACGATGTAGCAAATGCAGGTGGCTCACTAGACGAGATGCATATCGCTGTTGTTGACGAAGACGGTGGTATCACAGGAACTAAAAATACTGTATTAGAAACATTTGAAGGTGTTTCACAAGCATCTGATGCAAAAGACGCTCAAGGTAATAGTAACTTCTATAGTGATGTTATTTACCGTGAAAGTAAATTTATATATTGGATGGACCATGACTCAACATTAGCTAATTTGGGTTCTAGCAAAGTAGGACAAACTTTTGATAATACAGCTGCTAGTAATGCATTCCAGGTCTTAAACACTTCACTTACAAGTGGTGCTGATGGTGATACAATCACAAACGCACAACTAGCAACTGCTTATGAGAAGTTTTTAGATGTTGAAAATGTTGAAATAAACTTCTTAATTGGAGGTCCTTCACAAACTAATGCAGATGCAACTGGTGACACCAAAGCAACTAAACTAATTGACATAGCAGAGCAAAGAAAAGACTGTATCGCATTTATCTCACCTGCAAGAGCAGATGTTGTAGCTGTAACGGATCCTATTCAACAAACTTTGAATGTCAGAGATTTTGCTAATGGTTTACCATCTAGTTCTTATGCAGTAGTGGATAGTGGATATAAACAAGTATATGATAAATTCAACGATGTATACCGAATGGTACCATTAAATGGAGACATAGCAGGTCTATGTGCAAGAACTGATCTTGTCGCAGATCCTTTCTTCTCTCCAGGTGGATTTACAAGAGGTCAAATTAGAGGTGCAGTAAAACTTGCGTACAATCCAAATGAAGCGCAAAGAGATATACTATACAAAGCTAATGTAAACCCGGTTGTAACTTTCCCAGGTAACGGTACAGTTTTATTTGGAGATAAAACTTTCCAAAAGAAACCAAGTGCATTCGATAGAATAAATGTAAGACGACTATTCTTGCTCATGGAGAAAGCAATTTCTACAGCAGCTAAGTTTCAACTCTTTGAGTTCAACGATGAATTTACAAGAGCACAATTTAGAAACCTAGTAGAACCTTTCCTAAGAGATATACAAGGTAGACGAGGAATTACAGACTTCAAGGTGGTCTGTGATGACACAAATAACACAGGTGAAGTAATTGACCGTAACGAGTTCATAGCTGATATTTTCATCAAGCCTGCTCGTTCAATTAACTTTATCAAACTTAACTTTGTCGCAACACGAACTGGTGTAGCGTTTAGTGAAGTCGCAGGAGCATAGGAGGTAAAACATGGCTACAATTACAAGTTTTCTCTCTAAGCTAAAAGGCGGTGGAGCTAGAGCCAATCAGTTTAGAGTTATTATGCCTTTTCCAGGATTTGCTGCACAAGGTGGTGAAACAGAAAGCATGAGTTTTCTGTGTAAAACTACTTCGTTACCAGCATCAACGATTGCTGCA